TAGTTGAAATACCTGAGCGTAGGGCTGATTACCAAGGTACTGAATAATTGCATTCAGAAGTGAAATAGATACGGTTGCGTTTTCCATTTAATTAGTCCAAGGAAGTTGAGGTGAAACGACAGGGGGGTTGATCTGATTGTCAATCTGCGCCTGCACAGCGGCCTCAGCAGAGTCTTTGTCTACACCAGATGACCAGATCCAGCCAAGCACTTGATTTTTCGTGAGTTGGTCGTAAGGCGTGTAGGGCGTGTCGGCTACATAGGTAACTGAGCAGGTCGAGTAGACCGAGCCGGTGTGGGTTCCGTCTGTGCCGGAGCAAATCCAGTGGACCACGAACACTACGTCAGTCTGATTGTCATACTGCGGGTAGCAATCGAGTTGGGATACGGTCCATGTAAAAGTAGTCATTATTTATCCTTAGACTGAAGTAATAGTTTGCCAAGCAGAGCCGCTGTAAACACACAATTTTGCCAAAGTTGTATCAAACACCATCAAACCAGCAGCAGGACTACTAATCGCATTTTTTTGCGTTGTAGTCATGTTGGGCATCCTCACGCCCTTGGTAGTGCTTTGTGCGTCTAGAATCGCTGATGCGTTTGGCGTAACCCCCAGACCAAGGTTGCCGGAGGCGTCGAGGCGCATTTTTTCAGAAGCTGCTATTGAAAACGTAATAGCCGGTGATGTAGCACCAGCGTAGTCTGTTCCGAAGCCTACTGTATTGCCAGTCTCATTCGCATAAATTGTTAGCGCAGGGTTAACGGTTGCGCCAATTCTGCGGAAATAACCAATAGTTCCATCTGAACTTTTTTCAACATCCAGCGTATACCCCGGCGAACTCGTCCCAATACCCAGCCCCGTGCTGGTCAGACGCATTTGTTCGGAGCCGGAAATGCTAAAGATACTTGTAGACGCATCTAAGGTGAATGGCAAATATGCAGACGTAGTTCTGTTATATCCAGTAACACTTGGTGTTGTCCCACCTCTAAGTTCTAAACCGACTCCATTTGCGTTTACCTTGGTTGGAATTCCGCTAACTTGCAAAATATCAGCAAGAAAAGACCCTGTTCCAGACGCCGCCGTAAAGTAGCTCCCATCAAACGTCAGCGCAGACCCAGTGGTCAGAACCTTGGAGCCGTTGAGGTAAGAGACACCATTAGCCGTACCAGCGGAAAACGTAACCGCTTGAGAAGCATCAATTGAGACCGCAGTAGTACCCGCAGTTTGAAGCTGCAACACCCCACTGGTATCGGCAGTTGATACCAGCCCAGCAGACGTCGATGCGTTAATCGTAGATGCCATTGCTAACCTTTAAGAGATGACCCACCGCGAGCCGCTGCTGACAGTTACCGTTACGCCAGGCGCATAAGTAATTGGCCCAACGCTGTGTGCGCCACGCGCTGCCGGAATCGTGTAATTGTTGCTGATTGTCAAGTTATTCAGATAGATGCAACCGTCTGCAACCGTGCTACTCACAGAAGCCCATGAGAGCGTCCCAGAGCCACTTGTCGAAAGAACCTGCCCCGACGTACCGTCAGAGCCAGGAAACGTGTACGTGGTGAATCCGGCAACCGCTGGGGCTTGGAGCGTAATCACTCCAGAAGTCGCACCTTTGAATCCAACCGTCGTAAACGTGCCAGCATTTGGCGTTGTAGCGCCGACAGTACCGTTGATGTTGATCGACGCAGTGCCGGTCAGATTGGTTACCGTGCCGCTGGATGGAGTGCCAAGAGCGCCACCGTTGACCACAAACGACCCAGCAGTCCCAACGGCTATCCCAAGCGCATTTAAAACGCCGGACCCAGTAGTAATTGCTCCGGGAGATTCGCCTGGCCCACCACCAATCACCAAGTTGCCAAGCCCCAAGGGGTCGCTACTAGCCCAAGTCGTTCCGCTTGTGAAATAAGGAATGCCGCCAGAGTTTCCCGCAATCGTCAGCGCTAATGTGCCAGACGTTGTAATCGGAGATCCACCAACAGAAATAATCCCGCCAGTGAAGGTCTGAGCAACGCTGGTAACCGTACCCGCGCCAGCTCCACCATACGTAGGAATATTGAGCGTATTGCCAACAAACGTCGCTGCCCCGCTAGTGCCGGTCGTTGTCAGCGTGATCGGTGCTTGGAAGTCCGTACCCGCTGTGGCAGCGCTGATAGCCGATCCATTACCCTTTAGAACCCCAGTGATGCTTGTGCCAACTGAGATTGAAGGAGTTGTGGTCGGGTTAGATACCGTGCCGCTAAAGCCGTTAGCCGAGGCAACCGAAACGGTTGTGACCGTGCCGCTGCCGCCACCACCAGCGCCTGAAGTTGCCCTAAGTGCCATTACAAACCCTCGCCTGCGGTGACTTCAAAAGCTCCAGCAGCATCTGCTTTGAACCAGGCATTTGGAGGAATTCCACCAATCACTTCAACCGAGCTTGGCAGAAACCCAAGCGTTGCCGATGAAGGATTACCGGCTGTTGGAGCCGTTACGGTGATTGTTGGCGTTGCGTTGTTTGGCGGTGGTGCAATCCAGCTAATGTACTGAACCGAAGCGCTGGTATTGCGAATTCTATAGCTTGATGGGTTGTCGTTGTTCTTGGATGCAACCTGCACAACAGACGTTCCAACAAGGTAAGTTGGGCCAAACGGCGTGAAAGGTGAATTATACATTACCCGGATCTTCCTTTGCTTTTAGCTTACTGCGCCATTTTTCTGAGATCAAAGAGAAAAGCCGACCCTTGTGAGATCGGCTTTCTTTCTCATTAGCCCAAATTAAGGCAGGAAGGTTAGATCGTAACCATAAACAAACACGTCAACCGTAGCAGCATAAGACGCTGCCGTGCCAACGTTAAAGTACAGGTTCTGAGTCGTCTGCGCTGCCGTAGACGCCACAGTTCGCTGCGATACAACCGTGGAGCTGGTCAATGCGCTCAGGCTGGCATTCGCCACGATTGCGGTGCCGCTTGCGCCAGGCGCTGGAAACACGCCGGCCAAAGGGACGGTTGCGGTGCTCAGGTTAGTAGAAGCGTTTGTCACAATGACGTTTGAAACGCTATAGCTGCCAGTGTTGAGGATCGGCAGAACGGTGTCGCCTGTCGCTGCTAGGTTCACTGATTGATAAGACGCCAACAAACGCAGAGCCTGGTTCGTGCCAAGGTTCTGTGGATGATTGGCAACGGTACTTGCGGGACCTGGATTCGCCATGATTTATTTCCTTAAATCTTTGTTGATTAGGCTGCAACGCGGCAAGCCAATTCGGGATACAGCATCGCCCAACCGTAAAGCACGTCTAAACGACATGGAATACTGTCGTTATTGATCGTATATTGGCGGACCACTCGAATTGAAAGCCCCAGCTCTTTATCCGATGCACGTCCAGCAAACACAACGCCCATTGGCAGCTCAAGGTCCGCACAAGCCAGCGTCTCAGCATTCCGGTGAAGGATGATGTTCTGCGGACTAACGGTACCAGTGTTATTGAACGGAGTTACAACAGCCGTGCTGCTGGTAGCCGAAACAAACACGTTCTGGAATTGGCCAGCGGTGATGATCGCGGGAGAAACCGTGACCGAAGCAGAGCCACCCGAGCTGATCGTAACGTCAGAAGTCACAACAAAGTTGCGCAAACGGTTCGTGCCATATGGCTGACGGTTCTGCGGGTTGACCGCATAGACGTTAGCAATGGTGATCACGTCGCCCTGCTTGATCGGTGCGGCAGCGGTAGCGGCAGCGATGGTGATCGTCGAGGACGATGCCCAACCCGAGGTCAGCGAACCCGTGAAGGTGGCCGTGTTGGTCGACAGGGTTGCAGTAGCGTAGGAACCGAACGTCTGCGAGACCACGTTCTGATCCATCTTCCAGCGCATACCAGCCGAATCGGTACCCATCATGCCCTTCTCGTACTGGTCGCTGATCTTCTGGCTAGGCATAAACAGCCCTTTCAGCGAATCAACGATGGTAGCCGAGGTAAATGGCTCGACGATACAAGCACGGCGTCCATCGCGTGGCGCACCTTCTGAGTCCAGGTAAGCCTGGCCGGTCAGGTAGGTCAGCAACGAGGTAGGTGGAACGCCAGCAGTACCAACAATGTTTGCCACATTGTTTTTAGCCAAAACCAAACCGTCCCTATCGATCCGATTTGCAATTGTGGCCACGGCCGGTTTGATCAATCTGTCAGAAAACATATCCATCGACAATGCCAAATCAGCGGTGCTGAATTGCGTATCAACGTGGAATTGGGTATTCAAAGTGACAGGAATTGAAGTCTCGTTAAAGTCTTCAACCGACAGGTTTGGTCCGGTAACACCGATAAACCGTGCTGGCTTACGGACGTTAACAGTTGCACCAATCTTTGCACCGGCAACGGCGAATTGATCGTCGTATTCACGGTTAACTTCGCTGGTGAAGGTGAGTTCGTTTTCCAAGACCATCAACGCTTCGTTGGTGATCTTGCTGATCGTTAAAAGGGTATTAGCCATTTCATTTCCTTCGCGTCATAGACGCATTAAATCTGTTTACCTAATCTTGCCGGCTTGTCTAGCCGCTTTCCATGCTGCGTAAGTCCCATGAAATTCGCCTTTTGAATTCACGAGATTGTCAGCGGTTGCGTTGCTTGACTTGATAGGGTTGATCGGGGCTGGTGCCTTGCTTTTTACCACAGATCGCTCAGGCTTGCTAGTTTCAGATTTCTCAAACTTTGCTTCCAACTTGCCGATGGCTCTCAACGCTTGAGCCGGCGTCAAATCATTAAAGGATCGGGCCTGATCTT